TAATATATTTTCAATGCGCCACTTCTGCCTTGTAGATTTGCCGTTAATGTGGCGCCAGTTCCCCCGCCGCCGCTAATCGTAGCGACAGCAGAGGTATATCCAGTTCCGATCGAAGTGACTTCAATTTTAGCAACCGAGCCATTAACAATTAATGCTCTTGCAGTAGCACCAGTTCCATCGCCTTCGATAGTAATAGTCGGGGTTGATGTGTAACCATATCCTGGAGTCTTGACATCAATTGCTTCCACGCCAGTAAATGACTGGAGAACTTCTTCAATAAAACAATTGCGTACAATTCCAGACAGATCATTGTAACCGAACGATGGCGAAGAATAGATTCGCTGAGTTGTTGTTCCTTGGCGCAATCCAGTATCAAAGTTTAACGTGTAACTTTGAGACTTTGTAATATCTACTGTGAAACGCTTTTCAATCGAGATTTCAACATCAGTGTTCGTGATTGATACATCAGAGTCATCAATTGCGCGAGACAGTCTTGAAGACTTAAACGTATTATTAAATGTATTCAAATTAGTGTTTGCAAAACTACGAATGGTAGAGATTACTCCAGCATCGATCTCCGAGGCAGCTTTGTTAGTCTTAGTGGGGTCAAAGTTTACAGTTGCTTTAACCATCATGTAGTTATAGTCTGCAGCAACATACTCTGGCTCAACAGTCAGAACACTGAATGGCTTGATAATGCTATTCTTAACATATTCAATTTCTGTTATCGTGATCTCGCTGCCATTTAATGGCTTGGCTGTAAAAAATACCTTTCCATAAACAGGTGGATCGTTTTCTTCTCCCCCCCAGACGTTTACTGCGTCGAAGTATGGATAATCACGATTGATCAAAGCGATATAATCGTTCTTAGTCACAGCGCGGTTTTGAGCGATATATGCTTTCGGCGCAGTGAAGCGGATCTGATCGATTGTTTCTTCCATTGCACCAGAAGTTGATGCACTGACTGTGGTGATAGTTGTACTTGATCCAGATAAAATAGTATCAAGTAATTTAAACACACTCAGCCCATTTGCTGCAGTTCCACTTGTTATAATGTAAGAAACAATTACAATATTTCCATCAACTAATTTTTTCCCGATGATTCCGTCACCAAAATAAATCTGATATTTGCCATTTTTATTTTCTTCAAGATAATACACTGCCGCATTTGCATTAACATTGGTTGCATCTTGAGAAAGAGTATAAGTTTTTCTAATGGAATTTTGAGAAGAATTTTGCACATAAACCTGAATCGTTGAGGTGTCAATACCAGAATCAGGTAATTCAAATGTTTGTTTAAAATTAGTTTGCTGGTCATATGTGAAGGTCATATTCACAGGTTGACCTTCTTTAAGCGATAGATTATTAACCTCAAATAAACCTGAGGAAGAGTTTTTAGTTGAAATATATGTGGACGGATTTACAAAAATATAATTCACACCGTCTTTTGTTTCTGAAACGAATCGAGTAAATCTAGGAATTGCTATAGAACTATTGGCATCACCAGTAACTGGTGTAATAGCGATATTAACATATGCCTGTGGAGCAACACGAGAATTGGGGGTGTATCCTAGAAGTTTTGCATGGGAAACTACTGATCCGCGAGTAATCGCTGTGTCGATGAACATTTCGTTCGACACCATATTTAAATAATATCCCATATAGTGGGTGTTATATGCGAGCAGATCGAGAAGAACTGCCATGCCAGATCCCTCGAAATTATAATCACTAAATTCAGACTGAGATTTTAAGAATTCTTTTAGATTATTCTTAATAGTATCAAAATCTAACTCAGCGACTTTTAGCTTTGCATCAACATTTGCCATTTTATCTTACTCGTTCTAGGAAGAAATCGATAACGATAGGTGAAGCCTCATTTCTAATAAAAAATCTTATAGAAATATTATACCCATTATTATCAAAATCAGGTGTTACGGTGACGTCGGATAAATCTACTCTGCTCTCGAAATTTTTAATTGTTCTTGTAATTTCTTCTTTTATGCTATTAGTCGTAATATCATCGATCTGTTCGAACAAATATCTCTTAAGATTGCATCCAAGCGCAGGATTAAATAGTCTTTCATAGTGAGATGTTTGGAGCAAGTTTGCAATCGAAGCGGCAATCGCGTGATCATCGACTTTTTTGAGCACATCTCCTGTGATCGGATTCGGTAAAAAATCGAGATCTATGTCCAGGTATTTTCTAGTGATTAGACTCATTTAAGTTCCGTGAGATTAACAAGAATATTTAGGCTTCTGCGTAGTAAGTTTCTACACCGACTGAGGGAATTGGTGTACTAAAATCAAGAGCAATACCGACATCTACAGAAATAGAAGTTGGCATTCCGATTAACTTTAAGAATTTACAGAAGTCGAAAGTAATCCATTCTAGCAGTGCTCCAAGCCCAATAGCATTTAAGAATGCAGTAATCTTATTCATCCACAGTTTGATTAGATACATCGGCCACTGCTCACCAAAATCTCGAAGAGCCTCCATGAACCTTTCTATCTGAGTCTCGATGCTATCAACAAAACTAGAAATTTCTCCCCCGATAATCTGTAATAGATTAAACCCAGCGAGGCTGATCGATTTTAGTTTGTCAATTATCTCTCTACGGATCGCGTTCTTGAGGGCTTCTGGAGCATTTTTAATCTTTTCAATGAGATCGCCGATTAAACCCTGGATAATTCCTGGAACATATAGGGTGAGTAAATCAATCAGTGCTGGTAGATGTAAGGCATCCCAGATTGTCTTGAATTTTTTAATTAGTCCAGCGAGTGCATTGTAAATTAGAGTCACCGCACCGTTTTGAAGCTGCCCCATAATATAAGACCAGACTGCACGAGCCTGCATCTCTAGAGAGTAGACTCCATACTTAATACCTTCATAAACCTGATAGATGTCTGGCAGAAGCGCAAATAATGAAGAAATCTTAGAAACAACCTGCGCCACTAGCTGCGATCTATAGTCTGGGTCTGTAAAAACTCTCACGATATCGATACTCAGCCCAAGAATATTAATAACAAAATTGATTGGTAGAATGGCGTTAATTAGATCAATAATCTTTGCCATAACATAGCCATGGAAGTTTTGGATCAGTTCCGTGATTCGTTTTTCCCACTCAATATCTGGGATGCTCAGGCTAGGGAAAATCGGAAATCCGCCAAGAATATCTTTAATGCCTTTTATAATTCCAACAATCTTTTCAATCTGCTCCAGTAATGGACCAATTCTAGCAAGTAGTTGTTGGCGAATTTCTTCCGAGACAGCGAACTCAGCTTCTCTCTTAATATTCTCTATCTCAACAACAAGCAGCGAGGGGATATTTGCCAGCTGTTTAAAAATGCCGACCAGTTCCGCCTTTGTTGGCAGTAAAGATGCATTACATGGGATTGCAAAAGTTACCATTTTACGCCGAGTTTGCAGATGGAATTAGCACAGATTCTGTTTTAGCATAAATGTGTTTACCAAGTTGAGTCGTATACTGGGCAACTGGGTTTACCACTTTAGTGATGGCGCTTTGAATCTCCGAGTCAACGGTGAACGGAATATTCTTAGCAGATGCACCCTGAGCCACCGCATCAATCTTGGCGAATAGAGTATTCTTTAGATCCGTCTTTAGGTTTAAAATAGATCCTCTATTACCGTTTATATCACCCTCAAAGTTCTGAACCTGGTTGATCAACTCACCGATTGGAAGGTTGCTTGATAGGTTTTGTATAACACCGTCAGCAGCCGCAGATAATCCAGAGAACACGTTACTGACTGTAGAAGTCCCACCAGCGATATCTTTACCTACTGAAGAACCAGTGGTTACTGTAGTTGAAGTTGCTACATTTGTGCTAGCTGTTTCAGCTGTTTTATCTGTATTAGCAGCCGTATTAGCAGTTTCTGTGGCAGCAGTATTCGCTTCATCAGCAGACGGTGCAGATCCTCCACCAGTTAGACCAGTACCTGAGGCAGACTCCGCAGAACCAGATTGCATATTAATCTGAGCCGCTGGTAGATCAATTGTTGCACCCTGAAGAGCAGCAGTTGCAACTTTGAGATTGAGTTTATTCTTCGAGGTAATCTTACCAGCACCACCGATCTTTGCGTCAAAGTCTGAT